TTTACCTATAGCCATAAATCTATCAAAGAAAACTTTACCTTCCCAGTTATAATAAAACTGTTCTATTTGTCCTGTATAGAGTGGTTTTGTTATGCCTGTGTTTTCTAAATGACCTTCAATACTATCAACACAATTAATACCGTACATCTCTTGTATTACGTTACTTGTTTGTAAGGCAAACGTACAATCTGGATTTGCAGTACGTAAATCTCGTAATGGATACATCTGTTCACATCCTAGTGAAATAACAATGTCAGTATCTAGAGCATTAATATCATGGAAGGCAAAAGGTATATCTAACTGAAGATGATTTATGTCAATACCGTTGTCAGTATAATACTTATTAAAAACTTTGGATAGCTCTAATGCTTCATTATCAATATCAATAAGGTCCATATGTTTTACTTTTATGTTTTCACATATAAGAGGTACAAGAGGAAAGCCCAACCAAGAATTTAACACGATAATATTGTATTCTTTGTCTGGGTCTAACTGTTTTACAAGTTCTTCCATCATCCAAACGGCTGCGTCCATAGTGTTTGGGTTCATAGACTTTCTAAAGTCATCATGTTTGTGGGGCATTTCATGTGCAATTTTTTCTAATGCTAATCCCCAGTATCTAAAACTAGTTAGAAAATTCAATTTTAACATCTTCAGGTCTCTCCATTGAATCATATAAACAAATATACGGTGTGTCCCGATACTTATATTTTTCTACATCAACAGGATAATAATATCCATAGTTATAACTATAAACCCATCCAGGAGGAAAGTAATCAATACATTCTTTAGGAAATCTATTATAGAATAGATTGTCTAGTCCCCTAAAATAAAAAAATATTTGACTAGGATAGTCTTTTATCATAGTCCAAAAATTGTCCATGATTTCAGTATCAATTATAGAGTCATTCCATCTTAATACACTAGAATTTAAATCAGTATATTTTGTGGGTACGTGTTCAGTTTCTTTTTTCATTTTTTCTAAATCGTGCCAATATGTTTTTATAAAAAATATTCTGTTGTCACAATTATAATTTATAAAAGAATCTAGCTCTCTTTGAATTTCTATATCTAAATCCAAAAACATTTTTTCTCCTCGCTGAGTTACGATGTTTTTATCAAAAAGATATAATTTATTCCACCATTTTTCATAGTAGTTGTCTTTAGGTAGAGGTATTACAGTTACGTTTTTTAAAAGTCCTTCAGGGTTTTCTGTCAGACAATAAAATTTAAACTCACTGTAGATGTTCTCAAAGCAATCTTTGTAAATTTTATTTACGTGTTCGCTAGAGTATTTTTCACCCCATTTAACGGTGTATATATGTATCATTGCCAATGTGCCAATAAGTCAGGATCTGCTAAGTCATCTTGTTTTGTACTGCCTCTAGATTTATCTTCAAAAGGCAACAAGTCAATATTAAACACACAGAGTATAGCGCCTTTACGATAGGTGTCCACTCTAAGGTCATCAGCATCCCAGTCTCTACCTCTGTTGTAAGAGTATGCCATCCAACTTGGAAAGTGTCCCCACAGTTTTTTATAATTACTAAACTCACCCCAGCGCCAACTGTGATAATTATCAGTACCGTCAGTAAATGTGAACCATATCTGTTCTTGATGTTTTAATACATCTTCCCATATACATTCACATTGGTCATCCGACCACACTTGACAAGATCCATTTGTGTATGCACCGTGAGCAAGTTTAAAGTTTCTACTTTTCATTGGACGAGGATCTTGCCACCAACTTCTGAGTTTTGTTGGCCTATCTAAGTCGTGTGTAATGATAGGGCCCATATCATTTTGTATTATAACATCTAAGTCTAAGAAAACGAAACGCCCCGTAGGCTTATCGTCAGCGAAGTTATGAGTATTAAAAACAAAAGTTTTAGGACGATCCCAGCAGCGAGCCATTCCATACTTGAAACTATCAGAACCAAACCAATACTTAGGATGAATATTAGGAATGTCAGGGAAGTCAATAACTTTAATCCCAGGATCAAGGCCTTCAGGAAGATCCGTGTAACAGTAAAAATGAAAGTCAAATATGCTATCATCAGTGTTACGTTTAGCCATTGAATATAATTTATTGACATAATGTGGTCCATACTTTGTTCCCCATTTACAACATATATAATTTACTCGCATTTCCATAACCTCAATAATTCTTTATCCTTCAATTCCTCAAACTTTATTTGTTTCTTTGCCTTTGGGTCTGGTGTAAGGTCAGTGTTGAATATACAAATCTTAGCATCAGGCCTATAAACAAATGGTTTCACATCTTCAGGATGTTTCATTCCTCTGTTATAACTGTAAACCCAATCATAGGGTATATTCTTCCAAAGGTCACGTTGTCTCCAATAATGATAATTGTCAGATCCTTTGTAGAATGTTTTGAAAACCATTTGTTCTTCTATCAGAACATCATAATATATATGTTTGGTTTGTTCATCATTCCAAAGCATCATACTAGAATTATAAAAAGTGCCTCTCATATCAATAAACAACCTTTCATGCTTTTGATTTTTTGGTTGCCATTGAACGTGGATCATTCTTGGTTTATTAGCAAGAGTATCTATTTCATCAATGTTACTTTGTATCACTACATCTAAATCAAAATAACACCATTTGCCTTCATAACCTAACCATTCTTTTGAATTAAAAACAGTAAATTTTGTCCTGTCCCAACAATACTTTTCTTTGCCAAACCAATGCACAGGATGCAACAATCCGTCATCAGGTATGGGATGTGTATCACATTCAAGTCCCTCTGTTTCATCTGTGTAACACGTAAAGGTAAAAGGTTTTGTATAGTTTTTCTCAACCATACGATACAGATTGTTTACGTAATCTGGGGTGTACTTATCGCCCCATTTGATGCACACGAAGTTCATCATAATATTCTGTCACTAACTCCGGAAAGTATGCCTGGCCGTTAAGCAACGCTATTGTTGCGTCAGGTTTGTATTTGTGGCCGTCAAATCTAAAAGAATATATCTCACCTTCAGGCCAGTGTTCAAATGTAAAGTCCTCATGGAATAAAAATCTATCATCACCTGCATACTTTACCATGTAATAATCTTGATCTTTCTTCCAATAATCATATATATGTCTCGCATCTTCCCATAACATTACACTTGAGTTAAAGTTGCTTAGATAGTTATAAGACCACCGCTCGTCTTTGTGATAGGGGAAGTCTTTACGTTTCCAATAAGTATAACAAATCATAGGGTGTTTGTCAAGATATTCAAACAAATGACCAATGTCTTTTTGTATGGCCACATCTAAATCTAAGTATAAAGTTTTGCCGAAACGATATTGGAAAAGTTTGACCTTTTCCCAATGGCCTTCAGGTTCACCGTCAATCGGAATTGTATAAATATCAGAACGCAATCCTTCAGGATTGTCAGTCACGCATACATAATTGTACTTGCCATTGGTATCAACATATATACGATTCACATCATCAGCAGTGTATTTGTCACCATATTTTAAGGTCAAAATAGTTTTCATCACAAGTCCAAAATGTTATAAATAAGTAGACACATTCATACTTATAAGATATTTATATGGCTACAGTAGAGAATCTAGTAATAGATCAAGGTCAAACTTTTTCTTTTTCACTTACTCTCAGCAATGCTGATGGTAGTGCTAAAAATCTGTCGGGATATACTACTTCTTCACAGATGAGAAAAAGTTATTACACTTCTACGGCTACAGATTTTACAACAGCACAGGTTGATAACACGGGTGAGATAACTATATCATTAACCGCAGCACAGACTTCTAATCTGAAAGCTGGTCGTTATGTGTATGATATTGAAATTGCATCAAGTTCTGAGACTCTTAGAGTTTTAGAGGGGATAGTAACAGTAACTCCTGAGGTAACACGCTAATGGCAGTTAAGGTAACTTTACCACAAAGCAGTAGTAGTACAACAACGGTATCATCTACCACGCCCTCAGCTAGGGTATCAACTATTACTACTACACAATCTAAAACACAAACTGCAACATCATTATCCGGATTACAAGGAATAGATGTAACAGGGGTGCAAGACGGGTATACTTTAGTTTATGATTCGGACACCGGAAACTGGGAGGCAGCTCCCGCATCTGATGTTGCGGCAAATGTACAGAATTTAGACGGTGGAACATATTAACAATAAAAATAAACACAGAAGCTAAGAGGAGAAACTAATGGCAACTGTAATTCAAATAAAGCGTTCTTCAGGTTCAACAGCACCTACTACGAGTGATCTGGCAGAAGGCGAACTGGCGTATAGCCAGGACCAAAGTGGTTCAGGTGCTGCGGCTAAGCTCTACATTGAATCAGTAGATTCTGATGGTAGTACCGCTGTAATTCATACCATTGGTGGTAAGTATTACACTGATGCAATTGACGCAGCTACTGATTCAAACACAGCAAGCACTATTGTAGAACGTGATGGATCTGGCAACTTCAGTGCAGGCACTGTCACAGCAGCACTTACTGGTAACGTAACTGGTGATGTTACAGGTGATGTAACTGGCGACCTTACTGGTAACGTAACAGGAAACGTGACAGGCAATGTTACAGGTGATGTAACTGGCGACCTTACTGGTAACGTAACAGGTAATGTTACTGGTGACGTAACTGGCGACCTTACTGGTAACGTAACTGGTAATGTTACAGGTGACGTAACTGGTAACGCAGACACTGCTACAGCACTGGAAACAG